AACTGCATACAATAGCACGGCATCAGCCTTGGGCAGCATAGCGCAATTGTTTGGGCAAGCAACCGCAGCGGGTAAAGCAGCAGCAATATTGCAGATTGGATTAGACGAAGCACGGGCAATAAGTGGAGCATTGGCAAACAGTCAAAGCCCTATTGACCCGACTAACGCAGCGACGGGTGGAATTGCGGGGGTCGCTAAGTTCATAGCGATATCCGCATCCATACTGTCAGGATTTGCAAGGGTTAAACAGATATTGGGAGCAAGCACGCAGTCCCCTAACGTGGCGGGAGCTGGCGGTAACTTATCTTCATTGTCGGTAAACTCAGGATATTTGCCAACGTCCGACCAAACAGCGGGGCAATTAGGAGGCAACAATCGGGTTTATGTCTTGGAAGGTGATATTTCCAGAACACAAACAAGGGTAAGAAACAATCGCAGGGTAAGCGTTATTTAATTGCCACATGGATAAACTCTATATTTTAATTTAGTGGATTATCCAGTATATCAAATTAGCATTTCAGATGACCCGAACGACGAAAGCGGCATGGGATATATGTCAATAGTTGACAAGCCAGCGATTGAAATGGATTTCTTAGTATTTTCAAAGGACTTGAAGTACGAAATTGATGACGAAAAGCGGGTAATCACGGGTGCGGCTATCATTGCAGACAAACCAATTTACAGAGAATTAGACGGGGAGAAGTGCTATACTGTCTTTTCGGCTCAGGTCATTGATAAGATAGTTAAAAAGTGGGGGGTTAAACAGAATTACAGTTTGGTTAATACCCACCATTCAGCTCCAGTTGAGGGTATGCATTTATTTGAATCGTATCTTATTAATAAAGAAAGAGGCATGAATCCACCAAATGAATTCAAAGGCGTTGCCGATGGTTCATGGTTTGTGTCTTATTATATTACCAGTGATGACCTATGGAAAAAAATCAAAGCAGGTGAATTTATGGGCTTTTCAATTGAAATTAATGCGAAGGTAGAAAAGGAAGAACAATTGCAAGAACTTGACGAAATGCTAAAGGAATTTATTGCCACATGTACAAACTCTATATATTAATATAATGACAATCACAGAATCAATCAAGAATAGTTTAGAAGAAATCAAACTATTGTTCAAAAAAGAAACTGCATTAAAATTTGGTTCAATGCTTACCAGCGATGGTGGAACAATCGGATTTGAAGGCGAAATGATCAGCGAAGGTATGTCTTTGACTTTAGATGGTCAACCTATCCTCAAAGGAACATACACTTTAGAGTCAGGAATGATTGTAACGGTGGAGGGTGGTGTTGTTGTTTCCTTGCAAGAAGGCGAACCTGCTCCAGTTGAAACAGATATGACGGAACAATTCGCAGCCATCAATGAAAAGGTTACATCCTTTGAAGCAAAGTTTGCCGAAATCGAAACTAAACTTGCTAATACCGTTAGCAAATTAGAAAGCGCATTTGAAAAAATAATTTCTGAGATGGGCAAAACAGTTGACGTAGTAGAGGGATTCAGCAAACAAAGTGCGACCCCTGAAACACCTCCATTGAACAAAAAACAAATCAAATTCCAATCTGACAATGACAGAATGGAAGCAATCAAACAATCAATCAACAACTTAAAAACTAAATAAAATGGCATTTGACGTTTCAGCATTTCCAGCGTATACCGACCAAACTCAAACGGAGTTCTTGGTTCGTGCGCTTTACACAGGCAAAACAGCATCTATATTGGATGCAGCAGGGCAAGTAATCCCCGGGATTAAAACCTCTAAGGCATTACCAATAATTGAAAGTACCATTGCTCTTCAAGCAGACGGTTGTGGTGACACAATAAGCGGTTCAACCACTTTCTCTGTAAGAACTATAACCGTAGCAAAAGCAAAGGTGCGTGAGAAATTATGCCCTATTGACCTTGAAACCAAATGGACTCAAATCGGAATGAAAGCAGGCGCAGCGATGGACATGGGTATTTTCTCCAATCAAATCGGCTCCGAAAAAGCAGCATCATTGGCTGAGGTTATTGAATTAACCAACTGGACAGGTGCAACTTCAAGCGCTGGTAAATGGGACGGTTTTTGCACAATCCTTACCGCATTAGGATTTGGTGGAGCAGGCGACCCCGTCGAAGGCAACCAAGCAACCGCAGGTGGATGGACACAATTGACAAGCCTTACCGCTGCAAATATTGATGGAGCAATTGCAAACATCTATTCTCGCATACCTGCAAGGGTTTTGAGCAAAACAGACGTTGTTTGTTTTATGGGCGAAGATTCCTTGAGACTTGCTTTGTTGAGTTTGAAAACCGCCAATCTATTCCACTACACGCCAGAGGCTGCAACCGAAATGACAATGGTATATCCCGGCACAAATATCAAATTGATTGGTGTACCAGGCTTGAACGGAACAAATAAAATGGTTGCAGGTTCTTTGTCTAACTTCTGGTTAGGTACTGACTTGATGAACGAAGAAGAGTCTTTCAAGATTTGGTACAGCGAAGACCTTGACACTGGCATTTTCCAAACCAAATTTAAGTACGGTGCGCAAATTGCGTTCCCTGCTGAAACTGTTTACTTTGTAATCTAATTTATAAGACATGGCTTGCTTACTAACACAGGGGTTTGCGTGGGATTGCAAGACCGAAGGTGCTGGAGTCAAATCTATATACTTAGTTGATTTCAACGCCACCGACACAGTAACTAAAGTTTCAGGAGAAATAACAGCTCATTCGCTTGTATCATCTCGTGTTTACTTTAAATGGGAGTTGGAAAAAGAAACAGCGTCTTTTACTCAAAAGGTTATGCCGTCACAAGCCAACGGAACGGTTGCTTATGAAGCGGATTTAGTCGCCAAATTACACGGTGTTTCAACCGCAAAAAGAAATGAATTAAAATTGCTAGCAAAGACAAGACTTAGGCTTATTGTTAGGGACAATGAAGACAATTATTTCTTATGTGGTGCGGACACTGGATGCCAATTGCAAGAAACTTCTACCGAGTTTGGAACGGGTTACGGTGACTTCAAAGGAACTACTGTAACAATCAAACATCGTGAAACCGATTTACCTGCGAAAATTCAATCCGCAGTAGTGAGCTCATTGGCTTTAGCATAACATAATTAACAACAATTTTAAAGGCTATCTTCACGGGTAGCCTTTTTTTGTTTGCCAATTATCAAAATGGTATATTTTAAAATAGGATGTTAAATATTGTAAGGGGGGCGTTAAATGAAATGATTGTGACTTTGACAGAAAAAGTTACAATTACAAACCCCGTTTATTTATTTTCTTTTACCCATCAAACTTTGGCAGTCGAAAACAATTTTATTTTAGCCGACAATTCACAGTATGTTGAACGCTATAATCTATTTTCATTCACCGAGGGCAGCAGCGTTGCAAAGACATTAGAAGAGGGCATTTATTACTATACAATTTACGCCCAAACCTCGGCAATTAATTTAAACCCTGAGTTAGCGGATGAGGAAGTAGAACGCGGCATTTGCCGAGTGACTTCAACCGCAACATCATTTACTCAATACAATCCAAATACAACTTATTCGCAGCATGGAATTTGAAAAAGATAACGATATAAAAACAACGATTAAATTTTTGCAAATCAATTTTGCGGATGAGAAATTGCCAATATTTAAAGAAAGCAAAGCGAAGGGCATTTGTTTTTATGGTGAAACAAACGACTTCCCAGAAAGGCTAATTGAACTTTACAATCGCAGCCCAAAACACAACGCGATTGTAACAAAGCGGGCAAGGTTTAGGAATGGAAAACAAAAGGTAATTTTAAACAACCCGATAAGGACTTTAAGATTTAACAAATACGATTCATTAAAAGATTTCAATTACAAACGAGTTTTGGATGAAACCATTTTTGGTGCATTTGCATTGGAAGTAATTTACGATAGGAATAAAAAGCCTTCATTTTATCATTTACCAGTTTCAAAGGTTCGCACGTTAGATCATTCAACTTATCAATATTGGAAAGACGGGTCTGCAACTAAGGGGAATGATGTGGTTCATTACGATTCGTTTGATATGAGTAATATCGAGATGGGAAAGGATGGGCTTTATAAGAAACAAGTCTATTACCATCGCACTTATCGCGCTGACTTAGGGGTTTATGCAATGCCTTACTATATTGGTGCATTGGCCTACATTCAAATTGATACAAGAATAGCCAACTTTCATTTGAATAATATTGCAAACGGGTTTACTGGTGGCACGTTAATCCAATTATTTAAAGGTGAGCCAACTCCAGAGGAAGCCAGAAAAACAGAAAAAGCATTCAAGAAAAGATACGCGGGGGACGATGCGAGTGAAAGCGGTGGCTTAATAATTCAATTCAACGAAGCTAACGAAACCCCTGCAGTAATTTCCCCACTTGCGCCAAATGATTTAGATAAAAGATTTTTGCAATTGAATGACCACGTTCAGCAAGAAATATTTGTTGGGCATGGTGTAACCTCCCCTATGTTGTTTGGCGTAAGGGTAGAGAGTCAAATGGGCGGGCGCAATGAACTTGCGGAAGCTTATGAGATTTA